CACCAGCAGACTGGTGGCGAGGATCTGCACGCCAAGGCTCGTGCCGTGGAGCATTCCCGCGAACACGGCGATACCGATGCAGATCAGCAGGCTCAGCAGCGCGTACACACCCTGCACCTTTTCAGGGGTGGAGGGACGGCTGTAGGTGTCCATGAAGTCCTCGACTGCCGCTTCGCCCCGCACCAGACCGGGCTTTCCTTCATAATAGTCGGAAACTTTGGCGATGCCCTTGAGACGGACGGCCTTGCGCAGGGTATCCATCTGCCCCATTTCGGTAGAGCGGCGCTGGCAGCGGGCGGCCATGGCCATGGTCATTTCCAGACAAAAGGCGGCGCAGCAGGGAACCCGCAGTTCCACAAGGCAGGACGCGGCGTCCACGCAGCAGGCGATAAACGTAAAGGTAAGCAGAGAATTCAGGTTGAACCGGCCCTTGAAGATGCTGCCCAGCCCGTCCAGCATCAGATGGCTGCCCAGCAGGCCGGATACCAGCATGGCCAGCACCTGACTGAAGATCACCAGACGCATCCGGTTTTCCGGCACCGTATCCAGCGCCAGCAGCGTGGTGACACCGGCGCACAGCAGCACGATGACAAGGTTCAGCAGAATGCCAATCTGCAGCTTGCCGATGCCCAGCTCCGTCAGCTCGTAGTACCGCTTCTCGGGGCCTGCCACCAGCTTCTTTTTCAGCTCCCGCAGACGCTGATGGGGGTCAAAGGTGATGGGCGGGGTCTGGGGCTGCTGAGGGGCTTCCGGTGCGGGGGCGTCGGAACCGCTGCCCGACAGCGCTTCGGCGATCAGATCGTCGATGGCTCTGGCGTCGTCGCTGGGAGCGGCTTCCTCCGCTTCTTTGGAAAGTGCTTCGGGGTCAAAGCGGACGGTGTCGCCGCTGGAAACCGGGTCGGGGGTTTCCTCGGGGGCTTCGGCAGTCTCGGGGGCTTCGGGCTGCTCCGCTGCCGGGGAACTAACTTCCTCCACCAGCAGCACGTCTACGTCCAGTTCCTCCTCCGACGCGGTATCCTTGACGTCATCGTCGGGATCTTCGTGAAATTCCCGCAGGATGTCGTCAAGATCAAATTCCTGAGATTCGTTGGTATTGTCCATATGGGTTTCCTCCTGGTGAAATTCGGCTGCTGTCAGCCGATGCGCTGGCGTACCGCCTCGTAGAGCAGAATGGATGCGGCGGCGGACGCGTTGAGAGAGCTGATTTTCCCCTTCATGGGGATGCTGACCATCACATCACAGTTCTTCCGAACAAGCTGGCTTAAGCCCTCACCCTCATTGCCGATGACAATGGCGGCGGGTACGGTCAGGTCGGCCTTATACATGGGGATGGAGCCTTCGGCGGCGGTGCCGAACACCCAGACACCCTTGTCCTTCAGCTCGGCGATGGCGGTGTTGATATTGGTCACCCGGGCGACCTTCATGTACTCCACGGCACCGGCGGAAGCCTTGGCCACGGTGGCGGTCAGACCCACGCTGCGGCGCTTGGGGATGATGACGCCGTGGGCGCCTGCGCATTCGGCGCTCCTGAGGATGGCACCCAGATTGTGGGGGTCGGACAGCTCGTCGCAGATGACGATCAGGGGCGCTTCCCCACGGGACGCGGCTTCCTCCAGAATGTCGTCAACGGTAAAATAGGCGTGGGCGGCGGCCAGAGCGATCACGCCCTGATGGGCATGGGTGAATGACATGGCGTCCAGCTTCCGCCGGTCAACGCTGACCACCACAGCCCCCGCGTCCTTTGCCTCTGCGGCCAGACGCTGTAAGCCACGGTCGGTGTCGCCGTCGGCGATGAATACCTTGTCAATGGTGCGCCCGCTTCTGAGCGCTTCCTGAAGGGCGTTGCGCCCTTCCAGCTGCCCCTCGGTCTCCTCCGCAGGCGCTGCCTGTGGGGATCGGGGCGGGAAATTCCGCCCTTGGGGGCGGCGCTTTTCGTTCATAAATCCAAAATCCTTTCCTGAGAAAGTGCCTTCGTATACATACAAATACATACAAGCCATACTATTATATCAGATTTCTTCCGGTTTCACAACTCTTATTTTTCGCTCAGGACGGGAGTGTTGAGAGTATCATTAAATGCAGAAGAAACCGTTACGGTTTTTCCTGCATTATTTTTTTATCCGAAGGCAGGCGGAAGGAGGTTAAAACATTGAACGGATACAGTTATTTGACGCTGGAACAGCGCCGCGAGATCGAAAGAATGTATGCAGAGGGTGAACGCGTTGTTGACATTGCCGCCCGTCTGAAAAGGAGCGCCGCCGCTATCTACGAAGAGTTGAAGCGCGGCTATACGGGAGAGTTTGACGGCTACGCCCGCCCGAAGTACAGCGCCGATCTTGCACAAGCGACGGTGCAAGAGAATTTCCGGCGCAGAGGAAACCGACGCGGCGCGAATTGCTGAAATACGAAAGGAGCTATTCAATATGAAAAAAGGATTTCACGCAAAGGAGTTCGACGGAATGACTTTCGGAATGGAGGTTGAAACCGGAACGAAGGCGTATGAAAACTTCAAAAAATCCGTGAAGGACGAAACGGCGTATTCGATATTCGGCGATCCGCTTCAAGTGCTGACCGTTCCGCATACGGCGGTGGCGGCAATCATGCAAGAAGCACATTGGCTTGTATCGGAAGGAAGGTACATCAATAAGTTTTATATCGAAGGCTTCAAAAGGAACGAAGAAATCTATATCAAGTATTCGGACGTTCCTATTGATTTCAGAACAAGAAAATGGGAAGGGAGTGTTTCGGAATGAGCAAAGGCAATACAACAGCGTTTGACGCTATCACGAAGGACAAGCCCACGCTGGCGGGCTTCCTTCGTTCCCTTCCTTGCATTGAAGCGCCGTGGGACGCGGCTTTTCAGAAGCGTTATTGCTCTTCCTGCACGGCGGAGAATTGCGACGCTTGCGCGAATGAGCAGTTCCGGAACAATCCGGAATGGTGGCTTTCCCTTCCGGCGGCGGAGGTGGAACAATGACGGCGGATCGGGCGCGCGGAGCGCTTGCCGTCCTGCAAGACGCGGACGGGAAGTTTATTTGCGAAGTGCCTTGCGGTTACATAGTCGAGCAGACAGCCAGCGCACACAAGCCCCGGCGGATACAGGCACAACGACGGCGGCGGGCAATGCTTCGCCGTCGCGTCGCCCTTACGGTTGCATTGCTGACCGTTGCCGCCCTTCTTGCGGCGCTTATGCCGTGGAGCGGGAGCGGTGCGGCGGACAAGCCGAAGGACACGACCGCCGGAACGCTTGAAGAGGTACACCAGCCGACCGCTGTTCTTCTTCCTTCGAGCGGGACGGTGGCGGAATATGTGCCGAACGCGGCGGAGGTTGAAGCCCTTGCAAAGCTGATCTACGGCGAAGCGGGGATCGTTCCTTCTACGACGGAGCAAGCGGCGGTTGTATGGTGCGTTCTGAACCGCGTTGACGATCCGCGCTTCCCCGACACGGTGCTGGAGGTTATCGAAGCGCCCTATCAGTTCAGCGGCTACGATCCCGAATATCCCGTGAAAGAGGAATTCGCCCTTCTTGCGGCGGACGTGCTGACACGATACCGCGCGGAGCGGGACGGCGAAGAAAACGTCGGGCGGGTGCTTCCGGCGGAATACTGCTTCTTCACGGGCGACGGGCGGCGCAATCACTTCACAACGGAATGGAAAAGTACGGATTGCTTCGGCTGGACGCTTGAAAGCCCGTACACAGATTAAGGGAGGGACACACAATGAAGGACAACAAAAGCGGCTGGCAGTTCCCGAAGGCGCTTGAAATTATCAAGTGCAAGGAAGGAAACAAAGAGTTTATGAAGGAACGTCCGGCGCGCCGCCCGTTCGGAAACACCGTGCTTATTTGCGAATATCCGATCGACGACACGGCGGCGGAAGAGCCGAACGCGAAGTTGATTACATGGCGGCTTGCGAAGCGCGCCGCGCGGGACTTCTTGCGCGTTTCCTTTATGCCTTCGGCTATCGTATCGGCGGCGACGCATGGCGGGAAAACCGCCGTCCGCGTCTACGGTAAATATTAAATCACACGAAAGGAGCTATTCAATTATGTTCAGCAAGAAAAAGACAGAATGCCGCGTTTGCGGCTATCGCTTCACACCGGAGCGGGAAAACATCTACACGGCGGAAGAACCGCGTTCTATGGCGGATATGCTGACGAAAGCGCTAACGCGCTTTTCGGCGGTTGATTGCCCGATTTGCGGTTGCCAAATCGCGCTGGCGATCCGCGTTCCCCGCGTTGACATTTCGGACAATGCGGAACGGCACGACGCGGACGCGCTCAACATTCCCGCTTCACCGTATCCGGACGGGGACAAAGGCGTTATGGCTTGCCCGAATTGCGGAAGCGGTGAATATCTGCACAACGCAGACGAAAACGAAAACGCTTTTTGCGGGCAATGCGGACAGGCTATCAAGTGGGGGTGCGAAGATGAAGATTAAAAGTATCG